AGGGGTATTTATGAGAGTGAAATGGCGGAATATATATCGAGGTGTATTCCGTATGTTCGCCAATACACAGATGAAACGATGGGAGAGGTTACGACTGATAATATATTCAACTGTAAAGAGACATCAGGAATGCAGAAAAAGGACATATACACGGATTATCTCATAGACGTTGAAAAGAAAACGCTAGATAGACCAATCGAGAAGAAAACAAGAGATGTATGCCCAAACTGTCCAGATAGTAACATATTTCACTTTCATGACTCAAGCGACTTGGTATGTGATTCGTGTGGGATGGTATTAGACCATTTAATAAGCGAAGAGCTCACATACAAAGAGGAACAAGAAACTTCTGAAAAGGTGATTAATTACTCATACAAACGTGATAACCATTTTAATGAATGGCTCTCACAATTTCAGGCACAGGAAATGACTACCATTCCACCCGAAGTTATAGATCAATTGCGAAATGAGTTTAAGAAAATCAAGATTAAATCAGTGAACGAGATTACGCATGCAAAAGTTCGCTCGTTACTCAAAAAACTCAAGTTAAACAAGTTTTACGAACACGTACCGTTTATCACTAACATTTTAAGTGGAATCCAAGCACCCAGAATGTCGCAAGAGTTAGAAGAACAGTTACGTATGATGTTCCGTGATATACAGAAACCATTTGACGACAACTGCCCAGCCGATCGAAAAAATTTTTTAAGTTATAGCTTTGTACTGTACAAATTTTGTGAATTACTATCCGAGGATTCTTATCTCCAGTACTTCCCACTCCTAAAAAGTAAGGAAAAGCTTCATCAACAGGATTGTATTTGGCGTAAGATATGTGCTGTAAATAGGTGGGAATTCATACCGACCGTTTAACTTCAACAATTTCAGCGACTTGATTTTCTCCGGGAGGAAAGTTAATCAAATACGCTGTTTGTAACTTTAACTGTGTAAGATACTTTTTGGCTTGAGATATCATCGCATCATTGAGAGATTTTACTGTCTTAAATTCTAGAACAGTCGTTTTGCGAACAATGATATCTGCACGAGCCATTCCAACTACGTGTTCCTTATAGTAAATAGGAACATGACGCTCAGATTCGTACGGAATGTTTAATTCTCGAAGACTGACTTCCATAGCATTGTGATACACTCTTTCGCTGTGACCAGAACCTAGTGTGTTATAAATTTCATTAACCATAGTGTTCACATCCACACGGAAAGTATCGGTATCATGTATCTGCCTATCGTAAATATCTTCAAAATAGTCTTCAGAACCTTCATTTAACGCTGATGCATACCGAGTAGTCATTTTAATATATTACTCAACACTTCTTTATACACTTAAAGATTGCACGCGTAAGTAGTATGTGGGAAGCCTCCCACCGTTATACCAATGATTAGTAAAATAATCAAATTGCACAGTTCTTATAGCTCAGTTGGTTAGAGCGTCGTGCTTATAACGCGAAGGTCATGGGTTCGAGCCCCATTTGGAACATTGGTATCTCCTTTTTTATTCACCAGTACGTGCATAAAAAAGGAGATTGTAAAAAACGAAGTTACTATATATGAGCAGTGATATACCAACTCTCAATCTTTCAGAGTCGAATGACGGAATGGTTCCGTTGGATATGCACACCCGGTCTACCACCTTTGTGCCCGAAGAGACTGAAAAAAATGTACACAACTATAAAGACGATATGGACTCCACTCCTATTTCCGATGTTATTGGTCAGCCCCAAGAAACTTCTTTCGAACCCCCTCTCATGGGTGTTGACCCCCGTGCAGTGCAAATGGCTCAGCAGCAAGTCATGATGCCCATGCCTTCTCAGCAGCAGGGTCTCGTCCCTAAGAAGGAACCCGAGCAAAAGAAGAAGAAAAATCCATTCGATCTTACCGATGAACAGCTTAACGCAATCATCGTTGTTTTTGCCACGGGGTTAGCCGTCAGCAAACCGGTTCAAGAAAAGCTCGCGACTACGGTTCCCAGGTTTTTAAATGCTCAGGGTAATCGTAGTCTCGTAGGCTTAGCGTCTACAGGTGCAGTCGCCGGTATTACATTTTTTATCGCCCGAAAATACTTTTAAATAGTCTCGTAAGGAAGACTGAAATCTATCAATCCTACACCCTTATGGAAAATTCCAAACACTAGGATCCATGACAAGCACATCGCTAACAGTGCTGGCCATGCCTTCTTTATTTCCATCTTATCTTCCTTAAAAGCTCGCTTTAGTTTCTTGAACATTGGTAATTCACTGAGAGCATACACAATTCCAGCGGAAACCGAAAGTGCTAAAAAGACTACCCACGCCTTTCCGCTTACGACTATTGTCTTGTTTGCGAGTAGATATATCATGAAAGGTAATACGGCGGCGGTGATGAATATGTTAAGCTCGTGGGAAAGTTTTGGATGACGAGTCATGAAAGCCCCAATCATAAGGCCTATCCATAAAAGAAGGGAACCTCCGACTGTGTGTGTCCATCGTAATGGATTTATTCCTGGTAAAAAGTCTGGTTGTCTTAAACCGGTATCCGACATTTATATAGGTTGACATTATTATTACGAATCCGAAATTTTCCTGCCACAGAATGGTGTTCTTCTGGGTATAGCCTCATATATACCGATTGATATGGACATATTTTTCAGTGTGTTGTAGTTATCCCAGAAGTCTTTGTTATGTTTATAAACCTTTACCGTGCAATGAGCTAGTTCGTGTAACAGGACGTGGAACATCTCGTTGGCTGTACCATCTAAACATATTCCTATCTCCATTCCTTTATTCGAATTGTACCCGACTCCTAACAATTTTGCATTCCTCTGTCGATACGCGACTATGGGTATTTCTTTGTATAACATGGTGAACTTTTTATCACCCGCAGACTTCAATTCTTCCCTGAGACGTTTATACTTCTCCTTCACCTCTAATAAAACTGGGTCAACTTTTGTTATGGTGTATATGTAAATATTAGCTATGAGTAGGACTAATAGTATCACCATGCTTACTATATGTAAATATAAATTTACTGTATAGCTCCGAAATCGGATTTCCTGATAAACCTTCCCAAGAATTCATCGTAAACCCATTATTTTCTAGTTGCGTTATCAACATATCTTTATGTGCAATGGGTTCAGATTTTGGTCCCGATGCATAATACGGTGTATCAACGAGATGCACGAATAATTTTTCGCCGAAATCACCGTTACTCGTTTTTTCCATTTTAAAAAAATTGCCTCGGTCGTCCATGTACGGCGTCTTAAAAATTATCTTTTCCGAATCTGGAATTATTCCAATAAACAAACCCCCAGGTTTCAATCTCTTGCGTATTTCTCGTAAAGTTGACGTAAATATGTCCCGTGTTTGGAATATATAGTGGAGAGCAAAGTTGTAGCATATGATATCATGCTTCCTGTATGGACATGCGTGTATATCTCCATGGTAGAAATTAACTCGAATCTTCATATTTTTAGCGCGACGCTTCGCCTCTTCTAAGGCTTCTTCACTTGGTTCACACATGTTAATGTTGACTTTCATCCTAGCCCATTTTTGAAGATCCCCACCAAAACCACACCCAACATCTAAAATACTGTGTCCATTCTTTGCAACACGTTCGATGAGGGTCCGTTTCGCATCGTTATGTAAACGACGCAACTCCTCCATATTTGTATATACATTCATAACTTTAACCAATTCAACTTAAGTCATATAAATGAAGCTTAAAGTTTAGATACACTATTTTGATATAATGTCTCTTGAACGTGATTACACGACTGTTCCTGGCCAGCTTTTTGCACTTCTATCGGTTGTAGGACCGGAAGCCCCTCAAAAAAATGATAAGTTTGGTATCAAAATCAGGGGTGCATTTAACTCGCGAGAGGAAGCCGCGACGTATGCTAAACGCCTTCAAAAGGAAGACAGCACTTTTGATATTTATGTCGTAGACATGTATCAATGGCTTCTTATTCCTCCCGACGTCACGAAGATCGAAGATGCGCACTACACTAACGAGAAGCTCGAAGAGTTGATGACTGGGTACAAGGAAAATCAAGCTCAGGCTGCAAAGATGTTTAATGAACGCAAGGCCGATCTTCAGGAAAGGAAGGACTCGAACTATTTCAAGCCCGGTGACGAGAATTCCAAGTTC